CCGCCGCGAAGCGGGCAAGGACACGGGCACAACCCGGTTTGACGATAACGGCGTCACCGTCAGTGCCGAATTGTCCAAGCGCATTGACTGGGATCAGGCAAAACTCGCCCAGATCGCTGAAAACATCGCGTCAGCTGGCGAAGATCCTGCCGAGTTCATCGACACAAAGCTGTCCGTGTCCGAACGCAAATATGGCGCTTTGCCGGAAAGCTGGCGCAAGGGTTTCGAGCCTGCGCGCACGGTGCGCTCAGGCAAGCCCAAGTTCCGCCTGACCTTGAACGAGGGGGTGCTCTGATGGCCATTTCTCTTGCATCCCTGCGCACGACCTCCTCGCTGGCTCCACCGCGCATTCTGATCCACGGCGTGGCCGGAGTTGGCAAATCGACCTTTGCGGCCGATGCCGACCGGCCGGTGTTTATCATGACCGAGGACGGGCTCGGTAAACTGCAGGTCCCGCACTTCCCTCTGGCAACCAGCTATGCCGAGGTGGCTGAGGCGCTTGATGCCCTTTCGACGGAGGACCACGACTTCGGCACTGTCGTGATCGACAGCGTTGATTGGCTGGAGCCGCTGATCTGGGCCGAGGCTTGCAAACGCAACGGCTGGGCCTCTATCGAAACCCCCGGGTTCGGGAAGGGCTACGCCGAGGCGGTTACCGTCTGGCGCGAATATCTCGACAAGCTCAATGCACTGCGCGACCGCAAAGGCATGGTGGTTATCCAGATCGCCCACACCGACATCAAGCGTTTCGACAGCCCCGAGCACGAGCCCTATGACCGGTATGTGATCAAACTGCAGACCCGCGCGTCAGCCCTGCTGCAGGAGCATTCCGATGTGGTTCTTTTTGCCAACTATCAGATCTCGGTCGCAAAATCCGATGTCGGCTTCAACAAGAAGGTGACCCGGGCGCTCGGGTCTGGGGCGCGCGTTATGCACACCGAAGAGCGCCCAGCCTTCCTCGCCAAGAACCGTTATGGCCTGCCAGATACCCTGCCACTTTTGTGGTCGGAGTTTCTCGCAGCCATGCCCCAATCCGCTTAAGCCTTGAAAGGATAAGATCATGGCACGTTTCGATACGTCCTTTGACGCGACCAGCGTCGAACCCACCACCGCTCAGGATCTGTTGCCCGCCGGCAAATACCGCGCGCAGATCGTGGAAAGCGAGATGCGCGTCACCAAGAACGGCATGGGCCAGTTTCTCTGGCTGATGCTCGATATCATCGAGGGCGATTACAAGGGTCGCAAGATCTTTGACCAGCTGAACCTGGTGAACCCGAACCCTACCACAGTGGAGATTGCGCAGCGCACGCTGTCGGCCATCTGCCATGCGACGGGCAAGATGCATGTCAGTGACAGCGAAGAGTTGCACCTGATCCCCATGACGATCCAGGTGAAAATCCGCCCGCCAAAGAACGGCTATGGCGAAAGCAATGCCATCGCCTATCTGCCGTCTGAACGCGGTGCTGCAACACGAGCCGCCAAGCCAGCACCCGCTGCGGCGCCTACTTCGGCGGCCCCGCCCAAGATGGCGTCTGCGCCCTGGAACAAGAAGGGCTGATCATCTGCGCTGCCCCCTCGCCCTTAAGTGATGGGGCAGCACCTCCCGCAACCTGAGGACATACCCATGACAGATATGACCAACGCGGCCCCCGTGGCCGCGAATAGCCCCGGCTTGCCTGATGATCAGCGCCGGTTGATCGAATTGGACGACGCCATTGCCAAAATCCGCACCCAGATCGCGACCGCCGATCTCGCGCGGCAGCGCGGCCAAAAACCCATCGACCCGGATTGGTTCCACCGTGCGCGCACAGCACTGCGGCATCTGAGCCGCGAGCGGGCGGAACTCTTGGCCCAAGGCACTGGCCGCCACCGCCGCGAAAAGCTGAAAGACGCGCTGATCGGAATTTTGCGTGAGCGCCATGACCCCGAGAGTTGGAATGGCATTCTGGCCGAAGCGCAGGCGCGCAGTGAACGGGAGGGTCTGTGATGGCTGAACTTCCTGAAGCCCTCACGCCGACGCTGACGGCGATCTATGCCGATTATGAGGCCCGCCAAGGCGATGGTTTGCGCGACCACCTCGGTGCTTCGATTATCGGCAAGTCCTGCGCCCGTGCGCTCTGGTACGATTTCCGCTGGGTCACGCCCTCGCGCCATTCTGGCCGCCTGTTGCGGCTTTTCGAGACCGGTCAGTTGGAGGAAGACCGCCTCGTGCGCAATTTGCGTGCCACTGGCGCCACGGTCCTCGAGGTCGACCCCGAAACCGGCCGCCAGTTCCGTGTCGAAGCGCATGGCGGGCATTTTGGCGGATCCCTCGACGGGGTCGCTATCGGCATCCTCGAGGCCCCGAAGACCTGGCATGTGCTGGAGTTCAAGACCCATGGGGTCAAGAGCTTCACGGAGTTGACCGCCAAAGGCGTGGTGCTGGCGAAACCCCAGCATGCCGCGCAGATGCAGATCTATATGCACCTGACGGGCATCACACGCGCGCTTTACCTGGCGGTCTGCAAGAATACCGATGCGCTGCATATCGAGCGCATAGAGGCCGACGGCGCCATGGCCGAACGCCTGCTGGACAAGGCCGGGCGCGTCATCTTCGCCCAGCATCCGCCCGCGCGGATCAGCGAGGACCCAGCCTGGTTCGAGTGCCGCTTTTGCGATCACCAGGCAGTCTGTCACGTCGATGGTGGGGCGGCTGTGACCTGCAGGTCCTGTTTGCATGCGACGCCGGTGGATGGTGGTTGGGAATGTGCCCGCCACGACCGGATGCTGACAGGCCTTGAACAATGCGCGGCCTGCATCCGCCATCTCTTCATTCCCGATCTCATCCCGGGCGAGGTCATTGACGCGAGCGACGATCTCGTCACCTACCGCATGGCCGATGGCTCCACCTGGGCAAACGACGCCCGCAGGGCGGAGGCTGCGCCATGCTGACGTTGCGCCCTTATCAACAGGCTGCGATCACATCGATCTACGGCTATTTCCAGAACAGCACCGGTAACCCCCTGGTGGTGATCCCGACCGCAGGGGGCAAGAGCTTGGTTATGGCTGCCTTCATCGAGGGCGTGCTGAAGGCCTGGCCCGATCAGCGCATCCTGATCGTGACCCACGTACGTGAGCTGATCGCGCAGAACCATGCCGAGATGATCGGGCTCTGGCCGGGGGCGCCCGCAGGCATCTATTCGGCGGGCTTGGGCAAGCGCGAGGCGCAGGCCCGCATCCTCTTCGCAGGCATCCAGTCAATCCATCGCCGTGCGCAGGAGATCGGTCATACGGATCTGGTGCTGATCGACGAGGCACATCTTATCCCCAGCAACTCGAGCACCATGTACCGTCGGTTTCTGGACGGGCTGAAGCGCATCAACCCTGCGCTCAAGGTCATAGGGCTAACCGCCACACCATTCCGTCTCGACAGCGGCATGCTGCACGAGGGCAAGAACGCGCTTTTCACTGACATAGCTTACGAGGCCCCGGTGCGTGATCTGATCGACGCTGGCTATCTCAGCCCGTTGGTCTCGAAACAACCCGCCACCCTGCTGGATGTCTCAAAGGTCCGCACACTTGCCGGCGATTTCCTTCAACGCGATCTATCGGCCGCGGTCGACAAGGAGTCTATCACCCGCGAAGCGATCGCGGAGATCATCGAGCATGGGCGCACGCGCAAATCCTGGCTGGTCTTTTGCTCGGGTGTCGAGCATGCGCGCCATGTGGCCGAGGAGTTCGGTCGGCGGGGCATCATCTGCCGCACCATCTTTGGCGACACGCCCAAGGAGGAGCGCGATGCGATCATCGCCGCCTTCAAGCGTGGCGAAATCCGTGCGCTGGCCTCGATGGGCGTGCTGACCACCGGCTTTAACGCCCCCGCAGTCGATCTGATAGCCCTGCTACGCCCCACCAAATCCGCAGGCCTCTACGTCCAGATGGTCGGGCGCGGCACACGCCTGGCTGCCGGTAAGGAGAACTGCCTCGTCCTCGATTTTGCGGGCAATGTCCGCCGTCATGGGCCAATCGATCTGGTGCGCCCTAAGCGGCGCAGCGAGGCTGGCGGTGATGCCCCGGCCAAGGTTTGCCCGGAATGCGACAGCATAATTGCGATCTCGGCAACCGAGTGTCCGGACTGTGGCTATGTCTTCCCGCCGCGCCCTGTGAAAATCGCTCCGACGGCCGCGACCCTGCCCGTGCTTTCGCCCAAGGTTCAATGGCTGCCCGTCGACGGCGTCTCCTACAGCCGCCACGACAAGCTGGACGGCCTCCCTTCGTTGAAAGTTACCTACAGCTGCGGGCTTAAATCCTACAGCGAATGGGTCTGCTTTGAGCATCAGGGCTATGCGCGCCAAAAGGCTGCGGACTGGTGGTGCAAGCGCGCCGCGGGGTTTGCGGTGCCTCACAGCGTCGATGAAGCCATCACCGGAGCCACGCACCTCGCTCGTCCAAGCGAAATCTCGGTCCGACCCTCGGGCCGCTATGTCGAAGTCTCCGGCCACAGGTTCGACCCATGCCCCAATCCCACCCCGGCCTCTGCGCCGTCTGCCACCGGCAACCTCGAGGCTTTGGCTGGTTCGCCCCACAATTTAGGCGCGCCGACCCGCGCCGAGACAGCAGCCGCAAGCACCTTTGCAGCCGAACCTGTCAGGACATCTGTCATGGGAGGTCCGGCATGATTGATCCAACCCCGAACGAGGCCGAGGCGATGACCGTCGGCGGCCAGATGGGCGGCGCCTATCTCGAAAGCCTGGGCAAATCTGATCTCGCCACCCTGACCGAGACAGAATGGGACCACTTCATCGATGCGGTCGTCACCGGATACTGCGACCACCTGCGCGAGCTTGCGGCTGAAGACCGCAAATGTCTCGACGCCATGACCCCGGAGGTGCCTTTCTGATGGCTGAATTATCTTATATGGCGCGTTTTGGCGCACGGCTGGTCATCAATGGCTATGCCGTCCTTCCAATCGCCCCGGGCACAAAAAAGCCCGGCCGTTTCCAGCGCGGGGCATGGGTGGATTATCCGGAGTGGAACCGCCATGCTGAGCGCGACACCACAGAGGTTGAGGTTGCGACTTGGTCCAGTTGGCCCGATTGCGGCTTAGGGATCCTCGGCGGTGCGGTTGCTGCGGTCGATATCGACATCATAGACGATGCAGACCTCGCGTTGCAGATCGAGCAACTGGCACGCATGCGCTTGGGCGATACGCCCGCCTTGAGGATTGGATGCGCGCCCAAGCGCATGCTGGTCTATCGCACCACAGAACCCTTCCGAGGCATAAAGCGTCATCCTTTGGAGGTGCTCTGCCTTGGCCAGCAGTTTCTGGCCTACGCCATCCACCCCGACACCGGCGCGCCCTATGTCTGGCCCGAGGAAGGGCTTGCCGACATCGACATTACCGACCTGCCAGAAATCTCGGTGGAAACTGCTCTGGCGTTTCTCGACGAGGCCTATGCGTTGCTGCCAGAAAACCTGCGACAACGTGGGCTGGCTCCCATCTCGCCATCGGCGGAACATCTGCAAAGCCACGGTCAGATTGGAACCTTGTCCGCTATCCAAGCCGCGCTTGAGTGGCTGCCCAACTCCGAGTTCGACTATGACAGCTGGATGCGTGTCGGCATGGCCCTGAAGGGGGCACTCGGCGAGGCGGGTGATGAACTTTTTGCCGATTGGTCCGCGCAGGCGGCGAAGGATGTGCCCGCGACCACGCTGAAGGCCTGGGCCAGCTTTAAGCCCGACCGGATTGGCGCAGGCACCATCTACCATCTCGCCATGGAGCGTGGCTGGCAGCCTGATGCCTCTCTATGTCTGGACGGCTCTGCAGCCTTTGATGGGGAGCATCCTGCGGCGGGGCTGTTGTCGAGGTTGGGCGTTCAATCCGACCAGAGCGGTGATACCCCAGCCAGC